ATGCACCTCGCTCACCTGTCGCCCCTTTCCCCGTGCCGTGATTGTTCCACGTGGAACACACCGCCCACGATGTTTCACGTGAAACATTAGTATTAACATTATTTAACAATTATTAACGTGTTGCAAAAAAATTCACAAATGTAAACAGGTTGTTTAGTTTTGTAAACCGTTCAGTTTACATTTGTAAATTGTAACAAATATGTTTCGTGCCGTGCCGTGTCGTGCCGTAACGTGCCAACGGTTGCGTGTGTGATGCTTTGCCGTGCCTGTTGGCTCAACGTTTGCCCGTGTTGTTAATTTGTACAGGTTTCATACGTTGCCAACAGGTAACAGGGCGTGCCGTATGTGTGCTGTGTGGCTTCAATACGTGCGCCCTGTTGCGTTGTTTTGCTGTTGGTGTACATTGTTACGGGTTCGTGCCTGTTGGCTCAATTACAACGCCCTGTTGCAGTCGGTTTAATATGTCGCTGTATTCTGCTAAATACATACCGTCTGTTTGTAGGTTGTCAATATCAACAAACGTGTTGCGCCCCGTAAAATTGCCGATGCGGTCACGCTTGTTTGCGTTGTACGGTTGTGCCTGTCTGCTCTCATTGTAACGTATCAGTATGTAAGGCGTTAAACCCTGCAACGTGGTTGTGTCGTTTGTCAGTTCGCCAAATTTGTCGCTATATGTACGATATAACATAGGTGAAACCGCTTTACATTTGCCGTGCCTGTTGGCTCAACGTTTGCCCGTGTTGTTATGTTGTACAGGTTGCAGACGTTGCCCGTGTGCTTATAATATAATCACTTGCAAAGTATTTCGTTAAAGATTATTAAAATTTTGCCGAAAGTTTGCACGTGAACGAAAAATTTGTATTAACTTTGCAGCGTGTTTCATTAGTGAAGCACAGAACCGTTAAACAAATATTGATATGCAGAACCAAAAAGCACCCGTAATTGAAACAGGTATTACACACGTTGAGTTTGATTTGCAGAACGTGAGCGAAGCAGCGCAGCAGTACCGCAACCAAACAACGGCAGATGATTTAGACGCTTATATGCGCCTGTTATTCAACGCCTATTGCGACATCAAAAACGTTGCCCGTATGTGTGACGTAAACAAAGACGTTGCCGACACGTTGAACCTGTTAACATCAACTATTGACGCACTTTTATAAGTTAAACCCTAACAGGTGACAGGCGTAAACAAATGCCTGTTGCCTGTTGCTATATGTACATAAAGCAATGAAGAAAAAGACAGTAGAACAAAAGTACGTATCACGTGAAAAATTCGTGATTGAAATGAACGCTAAAAATACAGCGTATGCGTTTATATTGCAGAACGGTTTATTCTTTCAGTTTAAGGCGTTTTGTGAGAAAATGAGAGCCGAAGAACAGGACGCACACAGCCACGGGGGCAAAGTGGTACGTGAACAGCAGCCGACCCGTGAACAGCAGCCGACACCCGAACAGGGCGCATAGGTTGAAACACCAACCGAGAGTAACGAACCCGAAAAGTAACAACATCTAAATACGTATTTATATGAGTTTCGCAAGTAGATTTAACAAAGGCGGTTTCTTTGAGATTGACACCGCAGGTATGCAGTACGTTTCACTGCAATGGCTTTACGCCAATTATGGCAACGCCACGTTTATAGTACGTGGTATGTACATCAACACAAAAGGCAATTACGGGGCAACACCAGCCGTTATCACAGACGGGGCAGTTGTGAACCTACCTGAACACCTTACCGACACCGTGCGTGACATTATCCACGACACCGAAGCGGTGGAAGACATCAAACAGGGTGCAGTTGGTTTTACTGTACGTGAGTACGTGAGCAAGAACCCCAAAGCAAAAGGCAAAAAATGCTATACTGTTAATTGGGTTGACATCGTGGACGGTACACAGGTGCAAGCCGTTGACATCGTAGCAGAGAAATAAAGGCAGTATATCATACTGTTTAACGGTGCGTTGGGGGGTAAAACGTTACCCCTTACCAACGCTTTTTATTTTATCGTTAAAACAATATGGCACAAAGTTTTCATTTCTCGTTGCGTGCAACCCGTGGACTTGGCGCACGCATCAAACAAGAGATAATACAGGCAGCAGAGAGCAGCCCCGAATTACGCAAAGAGATTGCCCGTGTATTCCAACAGGCAAACAGGCGTATTCAGAACGTGGAGCGAAGCGGTAAATTTTCCCCCGCAGTCGCAGCGTTGGGCGAACTCAACAGCGGTTACAGTAAATTTTCAGTTGGCGGTAAATCGTGGACTGAATTAAAAATGGAGTACGGGCGTGCGGTTTCGTTTTTGCAACAGCCAACGAGTACAGCCACGGGCGCACGTGAGTACAACAAACAGGTGCAGGCACGTTATAACTTGACTGATACCGAGTACAACGCACTTGCTGATGACTATATGGGCAAAATGACATCTTTAACGGGTACTGATTTCGTGGATAAGTATTTGAAGCGTTACAAGGACTTTACAGGTGATTTTGAACAGGCAGCACAAAGCAGCAGCGGACAGATAGAGAGTGAAGCGCAACGGCTTGCAAAAGAGTTGCAGGAAGCAATTAACGCAGACGCTGAACGCATCGGCAAAGCGTTTGGCGAACTTGAAAAAGGTTTTGACCTTAAATTTTAGCCGAAACAACCGTTAAACAGATATGAAGAAAATAACATTTGTAGAAGACAGTGAGATATATAAACCGACAGACATAAAGCACGTTTTAGAAATTGCCCTAAATGATAAGAATTTACGGGGCAACAACAAAGGTATTTACACGTATGACGTACCGTGTGCGTTTGACATTGAAACGACATCGTTTTATCGTATGGGTGAAACACAGTACAGTTACGAAGACGTGCAGCAGGTTTTGAAAATCAACCCGAAAGCGAAGTTTGAAAAGTGTGCAATTATGTACGTTTGGCAACTTGGCATTAACGGGCGTGTTATCGTTGGGCGCACGTGGGGCGAGTTTGTGAACGTGTGCCACACTATTGCCGAGGTGCTACAACTTGGAGAAAAGAGAAAGTTAATTATATACGTGCATAACTTGGTGTATGAGTTTCAATTTATGCGTTGTTTCTTTGAATGGAGCAACGTATTTAGCATTGATGAGCGTAAACCAATTTACGCAACTACAACCCTGTTTATTGAGTTTCGGTGTAGTTACCTGTTGACAGGTTACAGTTTGGCGAAGTTGGGCGAAATGTTGCAGCGTTACAAGGTTAAAAAAATGGTTGGTGATTTGGACTACAACAAAGTAAGACACAGCCAAACGCCCCTAACAGACGCAGAATTACAATACTGTATAAATGACGTGCGTGTTGTAATGGCAACAATACAAGAAAAGATAGAAAACGAAAAAGGTATTACCAACATACCCCTAACAAAAACGGGTTACGTGCGCAAACATTGCCGTAAAAACGCCCTGTATATATTTGACACCGTAACGGGCAAAAGACACCCGAACCACGCTTATTTTGACCTTATGCAAGATTTGCAGGTGCAGGACTTGAAAGAGTTTGAAGCGTTAAACAGGGCGTTTCAAGGCGGTTTCACGCACGCCAACAGCGCACACGTTGGCAACGTAATTGATAACGTTGCGTCTTATGACTTTACAAGCAGTTACCCGTATGTAATGGTTGCCGAGCAATACCCAATGAGCCGAGGTCTAAAAGTAACCCCGAAGACACAGGCAGAATTTGAACACTACATAAACAACTACTGTTGCGTGTTTGACATCGAATTTAATAACATCGTGGCTTGCATCGCACAGGACAACCCAATAAGTGCGTCTAAATGTTGGAAGCGTGAAAACGTGGTAGAAAACAACGGGCGTGTGTACAGTGCAACCCGAATTTGCACCACAATAACAAACGTTGATTACAGGGTTTACAAAAGATTTTACACGTGGGATAATTGCCGTATCGGTGCAATGTATGTGTACAAACGTGGGTATTTGCCGACCGAGTTTGTGAAAACAATTTTGCAACTGTACGCAGACAAAACAACGTTGAAAGGCGTGCAGGGCAAAGAGGTTGAATATATGGCGAGCAAAGAAATGGTTAACGCCTGTTATGGTATGACAGTGACAAACCCGTTACGTGATGAGATAGAGTACAGCGACAAAGACGGGGGCAAATGGAGCGTGAATGAACCCGACAGCAACGCCCGTGCTGAATTGCTTTATAAATACAACATCGCAAAAAATAGGTTTCTGTTTTATCCGTGGGGGGTATTTGTTACGGCATACGCACGGCGCAACCTGTTTACATGTATTTATATAATCGGTGAAGACTACATATATAGCGACACTGACAGCATTAAATTAGCGAACTATGAACGGCACGCAGACTATTTCAACGCCTACAACAAAGAAGTTGCAGCGAAGTTGCAACGGGCGTGCGCTTGGCATCGCATACCGTTTGAAATGGTAGAACCCCGAACAATAAAGGGTGTAACGAAGCGTTTGGGCGTGTGGGATTTTGAGGGTGTATATTTGCGGTTTAAGACGTTGGGCGCAAAGCGGTATATGGTGCAGACAGCAAACAACGGCAACGCTGATGATTTTTCGTTGACCGTTTCGGGGTTGAATAAGCGCACGGCAATACCGTATTTGTATGACAGGTACGGCAACCGCATATTTGACAGGTTTACGGACACCCTGTATATACCACCGCACGCAACAGGCAAGAATTTGCACACGTATATTGATTACCCAATACAGGGGCGTATAACTGACTACAACGGGGTAACAATACCGTTTTCAGAACGCACGGGCGTACACTTGGAGCCAACAGATTACACGCTTAATTTGTCGGTGCTTTATATGGATTACTTACTTGGCAAACATCTAAAACGTGACTGATATGTTAGAGTATGACAACGATCCGTGCAACGGGTGCAATTATCCGTTATGTGCCGTTTGCCCGTACCGAGATACCGAGAGCGACAAACAGAGTAACGAACCAAAGAAGTACAACAATGAGCAAACGAAAAAGAAAAAGCGAAAGCGAAAGTAAATTTTACAGTCTGCAACGCCTGTTGGATACAGGCGCAGACTATAACATCGTATTTGGTGAACGAAGCAACGGCAAAACATACGCAGCACTGTTGCACGGGTTGCAGAATTATGTAACAACGGGCGAACAAATGGCGTATGTTAGGCGTTGGCGTGAAGACGTGAGGGGCAAACGTGCAGACACGTTATTTAGCGGACACGTGCAGAACGGTGTAATAACTGAACTGACAGACGGCAAATATAACGAAGTGTTTTATTTATCCGGCAAATGGTTTTTGTCGTACTACAACGCAGACACGAAGAAGCGGACACCGGACGCAAACCCGTTTTGTTACGCCTTTGCGTTATCCGAGGTTGAACACGACAAAAGTACATCGTACCCGAATGTTACAACAGTCGTGTTTGATGAGTTTATAACACGCAGGTATTATTTGCCTGACGAGTTTGTTATATTTATGAACGTGTTGAGCACAATAATACGACAGCGTGACAACGTGCGTGTGTATATGTTGGGCAACACCGTGAACAAGTTTTGCCCGTACTTTGCCGAAATGGGGTTAAACAACGTTGACCGTATGGAGCAGGGCACAGTTGACGTTTACAAGTTTGGCGAACACGGGGCAACTATTGCCGTGGAGTACGCAGCAGCCACCGAAGCAGCAGCCAAACCGAGCAACAAATATTTTTGCTTTGATAACAAGCAGTTGGAAATGATAACGGGCGGTAAATGGGAGTTGGCAATATATCCGCATTTGCCGACAAAATACAAACCGTCTGACATCTTACTTACATATTTCATTGACTTTAACGGGCAACTGTTGCAGGGCGAAATAATACAGACGGGGGAGCAACTTTTCACGTACATACACCGAAAGACAACCCCGTTGATTGACGGTGTACTAACTTACAGTTTAACGCCCCGTGCGTTGCCTTGGTACAGGCGCAAATTGTTGAGTACAGCCACGAAGTTAGAAACACGGGTTGCCCGTTTCTTTGCGACTGAAAAAGTATTCTATCAAGACAACGAAGTTGGCGAAATTGTGCGTAATTACATCATAGTTTCAAGCAAAAACAATGTGCTTACCATGTAATCACTTTGAAAAACGTGGAACAATACAAATTTTTTCGTGGAACATTGAAAGTTTCACGAAAATTATTTGTACCTTTGCAAATAATTTATTATAGAACCGTATGGCAAAAACCAAACAAATACTGTACAATGATTTGCAGCGACTTGTAAAAGACAAAGACACAGCCGTTGCAAACTTTGTTGCGACCTGTTACAACAGGTTGCAAGCTATGTTTGTTTATACAGGGGTTGCCGACCTCCACGCCCTCAATATACAGGCGTTGGAATTTGCGTTGCAGTCAAAAGGGCATTGCATCGTTGCCGAGGTAAACGGGGAGTTGTACGCACTGACAGGCGAACCAACGGGCGAACTGAACGCCTATTATGAGCCAACGCAGTACATTGTTGCAAACCCGTGGTTGAAGTTGAACAAAACCTATACTATTGGCAAAGATTGCGTTTTGTTTCGCAATGATTATTTAATGCAGGGGTTACAGCCTGTTATTGGACGGTATGCGGTTGAATTGACCGACACCGAAATATCATTGAACACGGCAGCGGTTTTAAGCCGTATAACAATGCTGATAAGCGCAGCAGATGACAAGACCAAAGCGAGCGCAGACCTGTTTTTAACAAAGATATTAAACGGTGACTTTTCGGTTATCGGTGAAAATGCGTTTTTTGACGGTGTGAAGTTGCAGACGTTGTCGACCTCACACACCAACTATATAACGCAACTGATTGAATTAACGCAGTATTATAAGGCGTCTATGTGGCACGAAATGGGTTTACAGGCAAATTATAATATGAAGCGTGAACGACTTACACAGGGTGAAACAGAGGCGAATGTTGACAGCCTGTTACCGTTGGCGGACGCAATGTTAACAGAACGCAAACGGGCGGTTGAACGTATGAACGAAATGTTTAACACAACCGTTACCGTTGAGTTTGGCAGCAGTTGGCGCACACTACACGAAGAGGAAGAGCGCAACAACGAAATTGTCAACACCCAAAGCGACACCCACGAGTTGCCCGACAATGGCACGGACGGGGGCGGCAACGAACCGACAGACGGCAACCCCGACAACGGGGGTGACGGCACGGGGCGCAATGATGGAACGTATAACGCAGGGGGTGACACTGACACCGACCGACAAGGCGCACCCACGGACGGGGGCGAATTGGAAACGGGCGAACAGGGGCAACCCAACGTGGACGAGCCAGAGCCTACCACGGAACGTGACACCGAGGGCAACCCGAAAGACAACGAACAGGGAGAGGACGCAGACAGCGACACCGAACCCGACAACAATAAAAAGGACAAACAGCAATGACACGTTACAGCGACATATTTACACCTACCAACGGGGTATTTGCTATAATGGCAACAGGCGTGTTTGAAGCGTTGTTTGGAAACACCCACACGCCCGAAGATTTGGACGCATACGCATACACGAAGTTTGCAGGGCGTACCCTGTTGCCGTGCATAACAGCAGAAAACGCAGCAGAGATTTTAACACCGTTGTTTTTGGCGAAGTTTGACAAATGGCAGACCGTTAAAAACGCACTTGCAACACCTGTTGAAGTTGGCAGCGTTAAGACCGTGGAAAAGACCGAGGGAAACGAAGACCACACGGACACCGAGGACACCACGGACACCGACAGCGAAAAGGCGTACAACAGTGCTGATTTTGTTGAAAGCGGTAAAACAGCACGCACGCAGGAACAGGCACGCAAAAGACAGTACGACCAAACGAAGACCACAACCCGACAGGTTGAAGACGTGCAACGGGCAATTAACGAAGCCGTGGACGCAGCCAACAAATACAACTTTGTTGACATCGTGCTAAAAGAAATTATTAACAACATAACATTATCCGTTTATGAAGATTGAACAGATTGCAACGCTGATGAACAGCGTAACGGGTGAAGTGTTGGGAAAAACCAACATTGTAACCGAAGACCTCAGCAACGTTGTTGAGGTAGGTACAGAGATTTTCAACGCAAATGCGGTTGACGCTTACGTTAAAGCGTTGGTAAACCACATCGGCAAAGTAGTGTTTGTAAATCGTCCCTATGTTGGCAAAGTGCCGTCTGTACTTATGGACAGTTGGGAGTTTGGCAGCGTGTTGGAAAAGATTAGCGCAGACACGCCACAGGCAACCGAAAACGACACTTGGGATTTGCAGGACGGGCAGACCTATGCGCAGGACGTGTTTTACAAACCGACCGTTTCGGCAAAGTTTTTCAACAGCCGTGTAACATTTGAAGTGCCCGTATCAATTACCGAAAGACAGGTACGACAGAGTTTCAGCAGCGCAGAGCAACTCAACGGGTTTATATCTATGATATACGGGGCGGTTGAGAAGTCTATGACTATCAAGACGGACGCACTTATTATGCGTACTATCAACGCAATGACCGCACAAACATTTGTTGCGGACGCAGCAGCGTTTGGCGCAGAAACACCCAACTACAACAGCACAAGCACAACCCGTTGTGTGAACCTGTTGAAGTTGTACAACGACAAGTTTAAGCCTACAAAGGCACTGACAGCATCGGACGCAATAACCAACCCCGAATTTGTACGCTTTGCATCGTACATTATGGGTATGTATGCAGACCGTTTCGGCAGCATTTCAACCCTGTTTAACATCGGGGGCAAAGACCGTTTCACGCCGTCGGACGTGTTGCACTTTGTCGTATTGAGCGACTTTGCACAGGCAGCCAAAACGTACCTGTACAGCGACACCAAACACAACGAGTTTGTGCAGTTGCCGAAACACGAAACAGTACCGTATTGGCAGGGCAGCGGTACAAATTACGCATTTGCCGACACCTCCAAAATTGACGTTAAAGTTGGCGGTAAATCCGAGGGCGTAAATGTATCTGTTGGCGGTGTGTTGGGCGTTATGTTTGACCGTGACGCATTGGGCGTTGCTTGCTTGGATAAGCGAGTAACAAGCACCTACAACGCAAAAGCAGAGTTTTTCAACAATTACTATAAGTTTGACGCAGGGTATTTCAATGATACCAACGAAAACTTTGTTGTTTTCTATGTTGGAGAGTAACTTTTGAGGGTTTAACGTTACAGGGCGCACACGCAACAACAGGCGTTGCGCCCTGTTTTCATATATTGACAATATGGTAACACTCAAATTATACGAATATACAGGCGCACCCAACGTTATAAATAAGCAGTTGGGCGAACCGTCTGCAACGTTGCAGGGGGTTTTGTACGACCGTACAAACGTACTGCAACCCGTGGTTAAATTGGAGCGCATCACACCCACATTTAATTACGTCTATATTGAGCCGTTGAGCCGTTTTTATTTCGTTTCTAACGTTACAATAGTGGACGCAAATTTTATGTTGGTAACGTTGCAAGAAGACACGTTAAAGACATACGAAACGACTATATTAAACGCAACAGCCACGGCAACCAAAACGGCAACCCCGAATTATGACAGCAACAACACACCCGTTTTTGACGTGCGAAAGCAGTTGCAGCAGTTGGAGTTTGGGGGCGGTTTTGACGAAACAGGCAGCGTTATTATGGTAACAATTAAAGGTGATTAAAGACTATGGCAAGGACATACACAATAACGTTGAACGGCACAAATTGCACTGCAAAACAGTTGGTTTCACCTGTTGAAGCAGGTGCAAGCAGCACCGTTATAATACAGGCGTTTTCGGGGTATTGGTTCGTTGATCCGTGGCAGGTTTCATATTTTGACTATGATAACGGGTATTACACCCGTAAAACCTGTATTTTGAACGAAGACAAAACCGAAGCGACATTTGAATTTACAGGCATAGGCAGCAACATTGTTATTGACGCAACAGCGGTTGAAGCACCCAAACCGACCGACTACAAAATTATAACAGCGTTGACCGAGTGCCAAGTTACACCGTTAGACGGGTTTAACGCAGGTGATACCGTGCAATTAGAAGTTACTGCAAACCGTTGGTTTTACTTTGGCACTGATACCCCGTTTGTACGTTATACCAACACCGAGGGAAACGAAGTAACGCACCCGTTTGAACTGACAACGAACCAATACGGCACGTTGAAAATAACGGACGCAAACAGCGACATAACAGTTACAGGCGTAGCCACAAAGACCCCAAACGCTATATTTATAGCAACAGACGGTTTACACAACGCAACGTGTGATTTACCGCAATTTTTGAATTTTGGCACAGAGTACACAGCAAACGTAAAAGTTGAAAAAGGGTATAAATTTGACCCTAACGCAATTTGCGGTATATCGTGGCAAACAAATTTCGGTGAATTTACTGCAAAGTATTTCACCAAAGCAGAAGACGGCAAAAGTGCAACACTGACGTTTACCACACCAGAACAGGACAAAATTGAAGAATACATAATGAGCGTGTACGGCACGCCCGTACCTGTTGTTGAGTATGACGGTATATATGGAAGTATAAACGTTTACGTTGTAGATGATACGCAATTAAATGAATTTGCAAAACAACGTTATGTTGTAAGCACTGACCCACAAACAGGCGTTTCAGATTATGACGATATGGGCGAATTTGTTTTGCGCTTACATCGTGTTTACGTTGGCGTTGGTACTTTGACCGACACAGTAATTAAAGCAGGTAGATACAACACAGGTATTGCCACAAAAGCACCTTTGCAAGACGTGGCACAGGTTGAGTTTGACAGCGTGAGAGTACCGACACCCAACAACGACATAACAGACTACAACGCAGACGTAGAACTATATTTGCCGTTTGTTGGTACAATACAATTAGACGCAAATACAGTTGTGGGGCGTGACGTTTCAATTACATACGTTGTAAACATCGTTACAGGTCAAGCAGCAGCGTTTGTTTACGTGGACGGTGCAACAATATACAACGGCAAATGTAAAGCGGTTTCACCTATGTTATATCGTACATATAGCGACAAATTTGGCGAACTGACAAACGACACAACCACGTTGCAGGGTTTAACGCCTTACATACTGATACGTTACAATGAGAGCAGACAGGCACAACCGTACAACGCAAACAAGCGTGACCGCATCGGCAATTTTACGGGGCGCAACACGTTTGTTGATATTGACAACCTACAAACAGACGGTATGTATTTAGCAGAATACAGCGACATATTAAACCGACTGCAACAGGGCGTTGTAATTGAGCCAACAGGCACGAACCCGTAACAATGTACACCAACAGCAAAACAACGCAACAGGGCGCACGTATTGAAGCCACACAGCACACATACGGCACGCCCTGTTACCTGTTGGCAACGTATGAAACCTGTACAAATTAACAACACGGGCAAACGTTGAGCCAACAGGCACGGCAAAGCATCACACACGCAACCGTTGGCACGTTACGGCACGACACGGCACGGCACGAAACATATTTGTTACAATTTACAAATGTAAACTGAACGGTTTACAAAACTAAACAACCTGTTTACATTTGTGAATTTTTTTGCAACACGTTAATAATTGTTAAATAATGTTAATACTAATGTTTCACGTGAAACATCGTGGGCGGTGTGTTCCACGTGGAACAATCACGGCACGGGGAAAGGGGCGACAGGTGAGCGAGGTGCAT